ATTCAAGACGGCATCTATAATCAGTCTGTGATCATGCCCGATGATCAGGGCGAATATGGCGAGTCTTCTGACTTTTTTGTTCCCCAGGTTGGCAATCGACCTCTGGCGTCGATCCCGTTTGTATTCTTTGGCCCCAACACCTTGTTGTCCGACTGTGACACTAGCCCTGTGTTGGACATCGCCCGTCTAAACGAGAAGCATTACCTAGCATCAGCGGATCTCTCTCATGCTCTACACTACAGCGCGTTACCTACGCCGTTTGTTACCGGATATTCCGGTGAAGCCGGATCGCTTAGTCTTGGGCCTAATCGAGTCTGGTTACTGGATACAGATCAAAAAGCCGGAATGTTGGAATTTAAAGGTGAAGGACTTTCCTTCTTGGAAAGCTCGGTTCAACGCCTCAAAGAAGAGATGAGTTTGATGGGTGCGGGGCTGATGGCTGAAGCGCGTCGAGGCTCAGAGAACTCAGAGGTCATGCAGTCACGGGCACGCGGAGAACAGGCTACTCTTCTTTCGGTGCTGGATACTGTTGAACGTGGCTTGGAGCGGGTGCTTGAGATGTACTTGATGTTCCGCCAGCGAGATCCATCAGAGGTTAACGTGCGGCTCAACCGTGATCTATCCGAAACCCGTTTGAGTTACCGCGATGTCCTGATGACGCTGCGCCTCTACATGAACGGCATTCTTCCGCTGGATGCGATTTTGGACAAGTTCTATGAGGGCGACATTCTCCCGTCCAACATGACAGCCGCTGAAGCCAAGGCGCTATTAGAGGAACCGGGACAGACGCCGGAGCCAGATCCTGATCGGAAGGTGTTTTGATGGCAAAGAAGCCCGCAAAGAAATCAACTGTAAACGCGGCGGGGAACTACACCAAGCCGACGATGCGTAAGCGCCTGTTCAGCAAGATTAAGTCGGGCAGCAAGGGTGGCCGTCCCGGTCAGTGGTCGGCCCGTAAGGCCCAGCTATTGGCCAACGAATATAAAAAAGCTGGGGGCGGCTACAAGTGAACACTTTTGTAACCGGGAAGCGAGTAGTGATCGGAAAGGACAAATCGTGGCGCTTAAAAAATCTCAAAAAAGCCTCAAAAGCTGGACGAAACAAAAGTGGCGCACGAACACGGGGAAAGCGTCATTAAAAGGCGGCGGGAGATATCTGCCTGATGCGGCGTGGAGTTCTTTATCCCCTGGAGAAAAAGCAGCGGTTTCACGCTCCAAAAACAAAGCCACAAAATCTGGCAAGCAAGTTTCAAAAATGCCGAAACGTATCGCACGAAAAGTTGCGAGGCACCGCAAGTAAGCCTCATCAGACTAACCGTCTGAGGTTCACGCTGCGCTCATGGCGCAGACAATTCATAAAGGAGAACATCGATGCCTAAAGGAATTGGCTACGGCAAAAATGTGAAGACCGCGAAGGGCGGTATGAAGCTCAAAGGAAAGAAAAAGGGTGGCAAACGCAAGTGACACCACCCGCAAGGGTGGCCGAGTAATATACCGGGGAAAGAGCTTCCCAGGCTTCAACAAGCCTATGCGGAACACGGGATCATCGCAACATAAGATGGTCGTTCTCGCTAAGAAGGGAAGCAAAGTTAAAGTAGTCCGTTTTGGCCACAAGGGCTACGGGCACAATTACAGCGCATCAGCGCGAAAGAATTACCTGACCCGTTCCGCAGGGATCAGGAATAAGGCGGGCCAATTGACCGCAAAAGACAAATTTTCAGCGAATTACTGGGCGCGGAAAACCCTATGGGCTGGTTCCGGTGGTTCAAAGAAATCTCCCCCGAAACGTAAAAGCTAGAGATTGGATCAATGGCAGAAGAAATTAATGCGCCAGAGGCGCAAAGCGATACAGCTACGCCTGATATCAACGAAATCGTAAGAAAAGCAGTCGAAGAACAGACCGCTGGATTGAAGCGTAACCGCGATGAATTGCTTGCCGAAAAGAAGGCATTGCAAGAGCGCGTAAGCCAGTTCGACGGACAAGACATCGACGAACTTTTGAAGCTGAAAAGCCTTGTTGAAGACAACGAGGAAGCCAAGCTAATCGCTGAAGGCAAGATCGATGAGGTCTTCAGCAAGAGATATGACCGGGCGTTTAGAGACTTGAACAGTCAAGTCCAAGCCCGCGATGAGAAAATCGAAAGTCTGAGCGGCGAGCTTAAAACAAAAGCAGACGCTTATGCTCAAGTGACTATCGATACAGCAATACAGCGGGCCGCAAGCGAGCTTGGTGTACAGACAACCGCCCTGCCAGACGTAACGGCGCGGGCGCGAGGTGTATTTGCCGTCGATGAAAGTGGTGGGTTAGTGGCCCGCAACGGAGATGGCACATTACAATTTTCGAAAGACGGTCAGTCTTCACTCACTCCAGGGGAGTGGCTGGAGTCAATGCGGAAAAATGCTCCGCATTGGTGGCCAATTTCAACAGGTGGCGGGGCCACAGGCGGGTCAGGCGTAGGCCCAAACGGGAAGATGACCGTTGATGCTGCGTCATCCCTAGATTTCGAGTCTTACAAAAAGGCGCGAATGAACGGGCAAATCTAACTTTTCAATCTTTAAGGAGATGAGCATGGCTAATACCATTCTTACACCATCCATCATCGCCAACGAAGCCCTGTTGATTTTGGAGAATAATCTGACGGCAGCTAACACTGTCTTCCGCGATTATGAGTCAGAATTCACTGGTTCTCGCGTTGGTGATACAATCACAATCCGCAAGCCAGCGGCGTTTACTGTGAACGAGTTCACTAGCTCAATCACAAAACAAGACATCACTGAAACCAGTGTGTCTATGCAGCTTGAAAAGCACTTCGACGTTTCAACAGAAGTCACCTCTCGCCAGATGACTTTGGATCTCGACGGCTTCTCAGAGCGCGTAATCGAGCCAGCAATGGTTGCTTTGGCTGAACAAATCGATGGTTATATCTATGACCAATACGATGAAGTTCACAACACTGTTGGAACAGCCGGAACCCCACCAGCTTCATTGGCGAACTTGGCCGCAATCGACCAAATTCTCAACGAGCAAAAGGTTCCAATGTCTGGCCGCGTTGGCTTTATGAACCCAGCCGCAAAAGCAGCTATGATGGGTATCGAAGCAGTCGTAACCGCTGAAAAGCGTGGCGATGGCGGAACAGCATTGCGCGAAGCCTCAATGGGTCGCGTGATGGGTCTTGATTTCTACGGCGTACAAGGCGTGAAATCACATACCGCTGGTTCACAGGGTGGACAGTCTGGCTTATTGGTAAACGGCGCAGTGTCAGCCGGAGCAACTACTATGAACGCAGATGCGGCTCACGCATCGGCTGCAACACTGAAAAAAGGTGATGTCTTCACCGTTGCCGGTGTTTCAGGTTCATTTGTTGTGACAGCCGACAAGACAGCTTCTGGTTCAGCGTTCTCAGGCATCGCGTTCTCACCAGCGGCACCAACAGGCGGATTTGCAGATAACGCTGCAATCACTGTTAAAGACGATCACGTTGCTAACATCGCGGGTCATCCTCGCGGCTTGGCACTGGCAGTTGTTCCTCTGGCGCTTCCAATGGATGCATCAGGTCGCGCAGCTATCGTTTCAAACCGTGGCCTCTCAATTCGTGTTGTTCAAGATTATGACATCTCATCAAAATCTGATGTGATTTCATTTGACGTACTGTGCGGAGCGAAAGTGATCCAGCCAGAATTGCTAACTCGCGTTTTGGGCTAAATTCCTACAGACACAGTACATGCATAAATTTATACTGCGTCTGAATAAAAAGAGGGGGGGCTGCATAGCCCCCTTTCAATACAACAGGAGAAACTATGAAACTCTTTAAAAATAAAGACTTTGTGGTCGTTGATCCCGGCACAGATGCTTACGATCACTTCATAAAGCAGGGCTACAAAGAAGATAAAAAAATCGCCGCTAAAGAACGCGCAGAAGACCCCTTTCGCCAAGAGGGCGACATGATCGACATCGATGCGCTCAACAAAGTGCAGATCGAAGACATGGCCCGCCAAGAGTTTGGCGTCGAGATGGATCGCCGCTGGTCTTTGTCGAGAATGAAAAATGGACTTTCTGATTTATTTGAAAAAGCAGAGAAAGAACAAAACTGATGTCGGCTGGCGAAACAGAATTTCTTATTGATCAGGGTTCTACTTTTCAAGCAGAGGTGGTTTGGCAAGACGCAAATAACGCCGCTATAAATATTACGCATTACGATGCACGAATGGATGTAAGATACGCTCAAACAAAAAATGCAGATTTGGTAATACAGCTAAATTCTAGCAACTCTCGGATTAGCAAGGGCAGCGTTACTGGTGGGAAGTTTAATTTATTTATATCTGCCGCTGATACAGCCGATTTACTACCGGGAACATATTTTTACGACTTTGAAGTGTTTTCAACGGATAGCACAAGCCCTGTTTTTGTACAGAGGTTAATTCAAGGTCAATTCACTGTTAGCCCAGAGGTGACAGGATGACAGACACAGTAGTTGTACGCGATGGCAACATCAGCAATGTTACCGTTACCAATAACACGGTAACTGTAGCAACAGTAGGCATTCAAGGGCCACCAGGTCAATCGGGTCAGGGCGTTCCAACAACTAATCTCAGCACAGGCGCGATGATCGCCTATGACGGGGCAAACTTCAGCACCATCACTGAAATTCCAACACAAATCACTCTGAACGGGGGTAACTTCTGATGTCTACAATTAAGTTAAAAAGATCCGCAAGCACAGGAAGCCCAGCCAATCTTGGTCAGGGTGAAGTTGCTTATTCATATTTGTCAGGAACGCAAAACAATGGCGGTGATCGGCTTTATATTGGAACTGGTACGGAAACCTCTGGAAACGCGGCAAATCTAGATGTCGTTGGGGGGAAATATTTCACTGACATGATGGATCATGTCACTGGAACTCTAACGGCTTCCAGCGCTCTTCTTGTCGATAGCAATAAAAAAATAAATGAGCTTTTTGTTGATAACCTAAAGATCGATGGAAACACGATCACCTCTGAGGATACAAACGGGAATATCACCCTTGATCCCAACGGCACGGGTAAAGTTCAAATCAACTCAAACGCCACCATCACGGGCGACTTGCATGTTGAGGGAACGACTACAACCGTTGACAGCACAACCGTCCAGATCGCAGATCCGCAATTCGAACTTGCAAGCACGAACAACAATGACGGGTCAAACGGCGTTACAACTGATGCGGTGGATTTCGGCACATATGGTAATTACAACTCAGACCCAAGTGGAACCAACGCGACTGCATACTCTGGTTGGTTCAGAGATGCCTCAGACAGCGGGAAGTTCAAGTTTTATACTGGGCTAACCTCTGAGCCGACAACCACTGTAAACACGGCTCATTCGAGCTACGGGGCGGCAACTCTAGTGGCAAACGCCTTCGAGGGTACGCACACAGGCAACACAACTGGGGACTTGACGGGTGACGTTAAGTCAACCAACGGGACGAAGATCCTAGAAAACGGGTCGGATGGATCTGACGCTACTTTCACAGGTGTTGCGAGCAAGGCGACAATTCTGGAAACAGCGCGAACAATCGGTGGCGTTTCATTTAATGGCAGCGCAAATATCAACTTGGCTGGGGTCAATACGACAGGGAACCAAAACACAAGCGGGAACGCTGCAACTGCCACGGCGCTTGCCACGGCGCGAGCGATTGCCCTCTCTGGTGATGTTGTCGGTACGGCGAACTTTGATGGAACGGCTGGCATTTCGATCACAACCGCAATTCAAGCAAACAGCGTGGCACTTGGGACGGATACCACGGGCAACTTTATGTCTGATGTCGGGGTAACATCTGGAACGGGCTTGAGCGTGTCTCACAGCGCGGGAGAAGGCTCCACAGCGACTTTTGCGGGTATTGACGCCACAAACAGCGTGAAGGGCGTTGCATCGTTCGCAAGTGCTAATTTCGGGGTTTCCAGCGGGGCGGTTTCGATCTCAGCGATTGATGGTGGAACTTATTAATTAGTAAAGTGGAGTTTCACCAATGACCACGATCAAGCTCAAACGAAATACGACAGCGGGGGTTGCCCCCTCTGCCAGTGACCTTGAAGTTGGCGAAGTCGCGATAAACACGGCTGATGGCAAGCTTTATGTCAAGCACACCGACAACTCGATCAACGCTGTGCAAGGTGACAAAGGCACAAAGGGCGAGGTCGGGGCCACTGGCTCTCAAGGGGCCAAGGGTCAAAAGGGTCAAAAGGGCGAGGTCGGCAGCGCTGGTGCAACTGGCGACAAGGGCCAAAAAGGTGAAGTCGGAAATACTGGTTCGGCTGGTCAGAAGGGCCAGAAGGGTGAGGTTGGCGCATCTGGGGCTGATGGGTCTGACGGGGCAAGCGGCTCAAAAGGTCAAAAA